ACATGACTATAACAATTAAAAAAACAGGTAGCAAAATATCTTTAAAAGGTTGTGATAATTATGATGGTTTGCGTGGAGTAGGATTAGATTTTTTAATACTAGATGAATTTGCAGACATTGAAGAAAAAGCATGGACAGAGGTCTTAAGAGCATCTGTATCTGACACAGAGGGTGATGTACTAATGTGTGGTTCTCCAAAGGGATATGGTAACTGGTCTTATAGAATGTATCTTAAAGGGCAACAGGGCGACAAGGAGTGGGATTCCTTTCAATTTACTACCCTTGATGGTGGAATGGTATCAAAGGAAGAAATAGAGCAAGCTAAACAGGATATTGATATTAGAACATTTAGACAAGAATTTGAAGGCACATTTGAAAACTATGCTGGTAGTGTTTATTATAATTTCCACCCTGTAGAAAGTGTAGTTAAAAAAGAAATAGATTGGACTAAACCTTTACATATTGGCATGGACTTTAATGTGGATCCAATGAGTGCTTGTGTTGGGCAAATAGAAAAAGATAAAATATTTTTTTTAGATGAGGTTATAATTTACTCAAGTAATACTGATGAAATGGTAGAAGAAATAAGAAATAGATACGGAACTAAGATACCTATTTTTATTTATCCTGACCCAGCATCAAGACAAAGAAAAACATCTGCTGGAGGAAGAACTGATTTAAGCATATTACAAAATGCTGGATTTAAAGTTAAATGTAAATTAAAACACCCAGCTGTTCGAGATCGAATAAATGCTGTGAATAGCAAACTAAAAGATTCTAATGGAAATAGACACATTTTTGTTTCACAATCGTGTAAAACTATTGTAAAAGGATTGCAACGACAAATTTACAAGGAGAATACAAATATTCCTGACAAGGAAGATGGTTTTGATCACATGAATGACGCAATAGGTTACATGATAGATTTTTTAAAACCACTTACAACTCAGGCAGTATTTTCTAGACCAACAAGATGGGCAATTAAATAGTTATGGCATACTCTAAAGATCAAGCAATAGAAACTCACAAAGACTACTCAGAAACTATAAATAATTGGGAATATTACATAAGATCATATAATGGTGGTTTTGATTATATGGTTGGTCAATATCTTAACAGATATAATTTAGAATTAGATAATGAGTTTAATCAAAGACTTGCTAATACTCCATGCGATAATCATTGTAAAAATATTATTCAAATTTATTCTTCATTTTTATTTAGAGTTAGACCAAGTAGAGATTTTGCAGAAATGCAAGATGAACCTAGTTTAGAATCATTCTTAAAAGATGCAGACTTAGAGGGTAATAATTTAAATTCAGTAATTAAAAGAGCACAAAATTATGCATCAATTTATGGGCATTGTTTTTTAATGTTAGACAAGCCTAATGTTACTACAAATACTCAGGCTGAAGAATTAGATCAAGATATAAGACCATACCTATCAATCGTTACTCCAGAAAATGTTTTAGATTGGAATTTTGAAAGACAAGTTAATGGTAAGTATGAATTAAACTATTTAAAAATTAGAGAAGAAGTAGATAAAAATGGTGGTACTTACATGAGGCTATGGTATCCAGACAGAATAGACACTCTTTACATGGAAGAAAGAGATGAACCTAAATTAATAGATACTGTACCTAATATGATTGGCAAAATACCAGCAGTTATTTTATATAATGCTAAATCTCATAAAAGAGGCATTGGTCAATCTGATTTAACTGATATTGCTGATTTACAAAAATCCATTTACAATGAATATTCTGAGATGGAACAATTAATAAGATTAACTAACCACCCAAGCCTAGTTAAAACTCCTAGTGTAAATGCTAGTGCTGGTGCTGGTGCAGTTATAGAAATGCCTGATGAAATGGAACCTAATTTAAAACCATATCTATTACAACCATCTGGTCAAAATTTAACTGCTATTATGGATTCAATAAATAACAAAGTAGAATCAATAAATAGAATTGCACATACAGGTGCTATTAGATCAACAAAAACTCAAGTATCATCTGGTATAGCTTTACAAACAGAATTTGAATTATTAAATGCAAGACTATCTGAAAAAGCAGATAACTTACAAATAGCTGAGGAACAATTATTTAAACTTTATGCAATATTTCAAAACACTACATTTGATGGAGAAATAAATTATCCTGATTCATTTAACATTAGAGATTATGCAAGTGATCTTATGTATTTCCAACAAGCTAAATCTTTAGACATAGGCTCGCCTACATTTGCTAAAGAAGTAGATAAAGAAATTGCAAGATCAGTAATTGATGATGACAGTAAATTAAATGATATATTTGAAGAAATAGATTCTAAATCTGAAGTAGGAGAATTTACACAAGATGAAGTAGTTCAAGAAGATCAAGAAGTAGAACAAGAACAAATTTAATGAATGTCCGATATAGTCAAAGATGCAACCTTTTATCGAATTAAGCAAATAGAAATTGCAGAAGCAAAATATTACGAAACTTTAATAGCAACATTAGATAGGATAGAGCGAGAAGTAGTATCACTTGCTAGTAGATTGCCTTTAACAGATGGAAAGTTAATTGAATTACAATCAGCTATTGCTATTAAACCACAAATAAAAGCTATTCTTGAAAGAGAATATTTAAAATGGTCTGATACAGTTGTTAGAGAGGGCTTTAATAAACAAGCAAAAAGAATTGAGAAAGCATTTAAAAGAATAGGAAATATTCCTGTAGCATTTCAAGAAATTACTAAAGGCGATCAAGCATTAATACAAAATTTAAAACAACAATATTTTACACAGTTTAAAGATGTATCAAATACATTTACTAGAAGATTATCAGAAAAGGTTTATCAAAATACATTAGTAGGTAGTGAGTTTGCAGTATTAGAAAAAGAATTAAGACAAACAATAAATGGTATTTATGCTAGTGCAGATGACCCAGAGGCACAAAAGTTAATTAATTATATTAATAAAAATAAATTTGATAAATCTAAAAGAACAATAGTAGAACAAAAAATACAGCTTTTACAATCTAAATTTGCTAGAGATCGTGCTGGAGAAAACATGAAAAGGTATGCTGGACAGATTTTAAATGATTCTTTAAGAGATTTTGACGCAACTATTAATTTTAATAAAGCAAATGATGCTGGATTAACTTATGTAAAATATTATGGAGATGTAATACCTACAACTAGAGAGCATTGCAGAAATATAATTAATGGAGTATATAACAAAAGGAAAAGTGGACTTTTCACAATTGATGAAGTCAATTCACTTTGGACAAGTAGAGGTTGGAAAGGCAAGAAGTCAGGAAACCCTTTAGTTGTTAGAGGTGGTTATAATTGTCGGCATCAATGGTCTTATGTCAATCCAGATTGGTATGACAGTAAAGGCGAACTAATAATATAACAATAGGAGAAACAATGTCCGAAGAACAAACAAATGTTGCAACAGAAGTAAAAGCAACTGAAACACCAAAAGAAGAAGTAAAAGTAGAAACACCTAAACAACAAACTTTTACACAAGAACAATTAGACAACATAATCAAATCAAGACTTGAAGCAGAAAAATCTAAGTATGATAAAAAACTTCAAGAAGAAGAAAATCAAAAAGCTGAACTTTTAAAAGAACAACAACTAAAAGAGGCTAAGAGTAAAGCTGATATTGAAAAGATTATGCAAGAAAGATTATCTGAAAAAGATTCAGAATTACAAAAAGTTAAAGATCAGATTAAAAAAGAAAAGGTTGATAATTCTATTTTATCTATTGCTAACAAAGAAAAATCTATCAATGCACAACAAGTTGTAGCTTTATTAAAAAACGAAGTTAAGTACAATGATGATGGTCGTATAGAAGTAGTTGATAATAATTCTAATGTACGATATAACGCAAATGGAGAACTACTTACAATCGAAGATAGAGTTAAGGAATTCTTAGATAGCAACCCACATTTCCGTCAAGGGTCTTTGTCTGGTTCAGGAAGTCAGAGTGCTATCGGTGGTAATACTGTAAAACCTTTTAATATTCAGGATTTAGATATGAGTAAGCAAGAAGATCGTAAAAAATATGCAGAATATCGTAAAGATCGAGATTCAAAACCTACTCAAATTAACTTAACTAATAAATAATAAAGGACAAATAAAATGGCAAACGAAAGCACAAGTTCTACACTATCGGAACTATATACAGAGATAGTGGCAGAAGCACAATTTGTTATTAACGAGAAATCTATAATGAAAAATCTTGTTAAAAATTATGCTATATCAGGTGGTGGAAAATCAGTAGAAGTTCCGATTTATGCGGCAGTTGCAGCTGCAGCAGTATCAGAAGCAGCTGATTTATCAAACACAGCTATCAACCCAAGTTCAGTAACTATTACTGCAGCAGAAGTTGGTATTATGACAACTCTAACAGACCTAGCAAGAAATTCAGCACCAAGAAATGTAGCTGGAGATATTGGTAGATTGTTTGGAGAAGCGATTGCAAAAAAAATGGATCAAGACTTACTTGCTCTATTTGATGGTTTTTCAACAGCAGTTGGAACTGATAGTGCTGCACTATCTCCA